AGTAGGATTGGTCAGTTCTTTTAAACCTTCTTGGACGGAAGGCGTAATAGAGTCGCCATAAAATTGGCGCACTTGCTTAGCTAACAATTTAGCGTTAGTCAAAGCATCTTCATAATCTTTATATCGTTGAGAAGTTTTTCCTCTCAAAGAATTAGCCCTGTCTCTAATTAATTCCGTGCCGCCTTTGATCCCAGAATAAGAAGTCAATGCTTTGGGATCTAAATTATCCATCGTGATATCCATATTGCGAGCAAAACCTACTCGCTGTCTCACTCCGACGTCCGTGGCATCTTTAATCGCTTTTAAACTATATTGGCCTTGTAAAATTTTCTTTTGCTTAGGAGTAAGCGGAATGCCCGGCCTATTGCCGACGCTCGTTCCAGGCATAACACCACTTTCAATTTCTGCCGATTCTTGCGCTCTTTTTCCTTCGGGGCTCGCAAAGCGTTTACCTTGCGTGTCCATTAAGGATTGTTGATAGGCCATAGTTTGAAGCGCACGTTGTCTCTCTAAATTAAAAATTTGTTTTGCTTGTTGATATTGTGGACTGTCCTCACCATATTGTGCCCTTAACATTTCAAGACCCAAGGCTTCACCAGCCGCACCAGGCAATTGCCTACCAGCAAAAGGTAATTCAGCTAACTTTTCATTTCTTACTGCTTCTGCGTTTAGGTTTCTAGCTTGTGCCTCGGTCAAAGGCTTTTGTTGTTTCCTAGCTTGAATAGTTTCAAGATAATCCATGATGTCCTTAAACTGAGGATTATCGGTACTAGGTAATGGAATAGGGGCAAACATCGCCATAGTAAAACTCCTTTTTTAACCGAACCCGCCAAAACCACCACTTGCCATTGCAGCTTTGCCGCCCATAGCAAGTAAATCCTTTATTAAATTGCTCTTTGCTGTTTTAGCGCCATAGGCCGCCGCACCCAGGTTTTCGCCTACCCCTACTGCTTGATTGCCCATGTTGCCCGCAGTGGCCGCCCCTTTGCCATAAATATCTTGGCCTATGCCTATACCTGTCATGTATTTTTGCATGAGGTCATTTAAAAATTGCTGTCTATCAGCATTCATAATATCAGCCGATGATTGCTGGATATTATTAAGCGCAGCACTGCTTCCCATCAGACCCATACTGCTCGCTGTATCTAATCCGGCAGTTTTAGCATTTTCCATAGAACGCTGGGCAAAAGGAGAAGTTTCATATTTACTCATCCATTCTGCCAATAATCCAGAAGGGTCAAGCAACCTATCTTGAGCGCCCGTTAACTTAGGTAATTGATCGACACCGGCTTGACGAAAAGGTTCTTGAAAACCTTGGGCTTGACGCCATGCTTCTTGCATTTTTTTGGCAGCTTCTTTATATCCTTTTTCTGGGTGCCAAAAATCATTCATGGCTTTACCCAATCCGAAACCACCTGCTACCCCTGAAAGAAAGCCCATTTTACGCCTCCAATGCGTCAAGACGAGATTCAATAGCCCTTAATCTATCGTCTAATTGTTCAAATCCTTCGTTAATATTATCCACCAATTTAGCCAAAGATTCCTTAAGGTATTGAATAGGTACTGTGTCAATCGTAGTCAATTCCATATCTAAGGCCGGTACTTCATCAATGACCTTTTGTATATTAAAGTTTAATGTATCCACTAAATTGGACAACCATTGATCTAAAAACTGCAAATCAATAGGTTCTACACTAGTCAGCGCCATCACTTACCCTCCTAGTTGACATAATGCCTCCCAATACAACAATCGGAGAGTTGCTAACACAAACCAATAAATAGCAGCGATTACGAGAAGCACCAAGTTGATACCACCGCATACGCCATTGATAGACGCCTAATTGACTAAATTCCCTAACGTCTGCGGGTTCAAAACTTATTCCGCCATCATCAGAATAATAAAGCTCGATATGTGGCTTATAAGTTTGATTGTAAATTATCTCATCAGAAGTGGGGGTATTGCCCTCTTCGGCAATTAAATAAATAGGATTGCCATTAATGCCTTCGTCATCAATTAAATATTGCGGAGACCCATCACTTGCTGGCTCTTCATCAATAAGGAATTGAGCATTAGCAAAAGGCGATTCAGAGAAAACATTAAAACTTTCTCCCCATACAAAATCGATTTCCACCCAATCTGTTATAAATTCGCCATAGTCATCTTCGGCGATAATGGGTGTGATCCTTTCGTACCTAAAAGGTTCTCGTATGTACGCGTCAACCGACTGCGGGCTTTCTCTATCCAAATTAGATATTTCGTTATCATAAAATTGCCCTGACATTTCATAGACAGTGGACTCATCTTGTACGGTAACAAGATGGGTATTATTAAAATAAACGTGTTTTTGAATGCGATTACGTTCACCATTTTTTTCAATAACACGGTGCCATGTTTCAGTTTCAAAATTATATTCAATACTATTCGCATTAGTCTGAACGTCTAAAATCCCATTTCCAGTATATTGTCCCGCAGACACACGATAAAAAATTGTATTTTCCCATTGATAGAGAAAACCGTCTGCATTTCCACTCAAGAAAGGGCTTAAATTGCCTATTACACCTTGACGGATGTTTCTTTGGAAAAGAATATCGACTGCGCGTGTACTAATACGTTGGGGTGATTGCCCGGTACTCATCATCACTTGGATCAAACCATTTTTATTTTGTGCTATCCAAACCATACGCCCAAAATCAGTATCAAGTGATTTTGGGTCTGCCATGCCAAAGTCCCAGTTATAGGTTGTGTTGGTTTTCCAAGGAAAAGTCGTCACAGTCCCCGTAACAGGGTTAACAAAAATAGAAGGGATGTTTGACCAAATGTCGGTGCTAAAATCCGTGAAAATATAAAGCGTGTTATGTAAGACACCAAACTGCCTAATAATGCCCGATGCTTGATTAAAAATAACTTGGCCGCTTATCGTAAAGACCAAGGCAGGATCAAAAGTCCCTCCTGCTCCACCACGTAAATTAATAGCTGAAAGCCTAAACTCTGAACTATTGGCGGTTGATACCACAATACGATTAGCAAAAGCGGCAACAAATTTAGGATTAGGAGGGGCATTAGGATCGGTAACAGTATAAAAAATCCCTGTACTTTCATCGTAAATATAGATGTGCTGGCCATCAACAAATACGGCATAAGTAATCGTTCCCACCACTAAATAATCAAAGAACACATCTCCATTCAAAGTCGTGACTTGACCACCAGTGATTTCAATTTGGTTCCATAAAGAATCAACCCGAAAAATAGAATTGGCCACAACGATATAAGCATAGTTAACGCTGCGAAATTCTCCACGCGGTTCTTTTACAAAAATTAAACGATTCTGGCCTAAATAATTGATGTGCCTTCTACCCATTACCGGGTACATGGCTATTTTTTTCTTGCCTTGTAAACTATCCAAAAGATACCAATTGGCACAATCTGACGGATTGAATTGCCTAAAACGCTGCCGGTCAAAAAAACCAACAATAGGAAAATCCACAATTGGCATTAGACACCTGCCCTGACGCGCCACGCACCATTTAAGTAAGATTCTTGTTCCGTTTCAATATCAAGGTTTACGCTAGAAACAGACATCATTTCTTGATAAGCCTGTTGCAACATATCTTCTAATTGCTGGTTCCATGCCATCATACGGCCTTTGTAAACCGCCAAATCTTTCGCTAACGCAAAGCGCAGGTAACGGATGTAATAAGCGGGCAAGATTGACATGGTGTCATTCTCGGTCAATAGCGGAAGCTGAAACTTGCCATAGACATGGACATTATAAACTTGCGATGCGCCTGGATAAAAACGCATACGGGTAATATCAACTTCATTCGTAATAATGACAAAACGCGGCAGACCCAATTGAGGATCATATTTATAACTAGCATAAAAAACATTGCGTGATTCATCGATAAGAGGATAAGTCACTCCATCCAATTCCAACCACGCATTTTGTAAATTAGATAATCGCCCGACAGGAACATCCGGCGTAGGGACTACATCAGGCGCACCAAAGATGACTTCTGATTGTCCGTTAGCGAGAGTAAAAACAACCTCTCTAGCAATCGTTGTCATAAGGCCGGTGGCACTGTAATAGGTCAACAATTCATTTAAAAATTGGACGCCTTTTAGCATATCATTGCCATGTAATGGCACCGTAGGGCTACTAGCGCTCACCAATTGATATGAATCTTCCACAAACCCTTTAACTGTTTGAGCCATTCTTTGCTTTCCTACCAGAGCGAATATTGACAGGCTGTTTCGGTGCTATTTCTTCTTTTGAAGAAAACCACAGGCCACTTTCAATTAAATTGCTATACTCATCATAAGAATTGGCTAATTTTTGACCATCAGCGTTGTACACAAATACACGAAAATGTGCGCGACTTACCCACCGGCCTTGATAAAGGACTTGGGCATCGTTCGCCTCACGTTGCTGGTTCATAGCGGTTCTCCTATAAAAAAGGGGACGGAAAACCGCCCCCTTTTCTGGGCTTACGAGATAACGATTACGGCAAACTCTGGATTGATGGACACACCAGCAATTACGTCCAGACGATCTAACTGGATGTAATTTCGGATGTCAGCACCTAAAGAGTAAGTCATCGCTAACTTATAGAGGTCGCTATAGGTCGTGATTGCATCGACACCACCTTTCAATTCTTTGATGGGAGGAGCAGCAAAGACCACAGCTTGATTGTGAAACGCGATACTGACGTTATGGTCATCAACCAATAACACTTGCGCACCGTTAGGTATGCCAGCACTAATGTTTTGACGTGCGCCAGAAATCACGATAGTAGGATTGACTGGGATGTCGGCAGTAGAACCGTTAGCTGAAATTACGTCCGCTGTCACCACAAATTGCGCAGTCGTGGGAAGAGGTTCGTAAGTCAATGGGTTGACCATGAACACACCGGCTGATTCATCAATGGTAATCAAGTCACCTTTGCGGAACACTAATGTGCCAGGGGCTTGGCCTAAACTTCCTACAGAAATGGTGTTTCCACCTGTGATCGTTCCGTTAGTGACTAGACCGCCTAATTTGTAACCCGTTGGAGGTGAACCACCGGCTTGGCCAGCACCAGCAATTTGTCTCATCAAGAAGTTGGTCTTGAAGAAATCAAAGCCAGACAAGTGACCAATGAAACCATCTAACAATGCGCCACGGTTTACAGTCATGTTGAACACATTATGTAAGTCGTTAGACAAGTTAGCGGAAACACGGGGAGAGTTGGCAAAATAACGGTTGCCATCTTCGGGAATACCCAATTCAGTCATATACGCATCTGTTTGAAGGACGGTATTGAAATCAATGGGCACGCCAGCCGTACCAATATGTTGGTAAACTTGAAGTTGAAAGTTTTCGGTTGCGATAAATTTTTCAACATCATTCGCCAGCGTTTTAGCGCGTGGGTTTAACATCATATCTAAGTAGGGTTGGTCGCGAGCGCGGTCAAAAGTCAGTTCCATACCATTAAACTCGACCATTGTGTGGAACTGAGTATCAATGGTAAGAGGACGGATGACCTGTACACGGGCTTCGGAAACGGCAGTCGCACCACGTCCGCCTAGATATCTTTCTTCCAAGCGATAGTTAATGGTTTGGCCGGTAGCATATTTTAAGCCTTTAAAGTCACCTTCAAGGTTACGGTTAGCAACTTTAGCGAAATTCAGATAGTTAACAAAACGAACAAATACTTCATCTAGGACGTACTGCGTAGTTTGAAAGACATTTGGCATGGTCGAATCCCTCGACAATGATTAATAACAGCCCAAAAGGGCAATCCATTTTTCATTTGTCGAGCGGACGACTAAAAATACGCGCTGGGTATAACTGTGCGCCGGGTGTTGCGCAATACGCCCCAAAATCTTAATTTAATTATAGGGCGTATTGTTCAAAAAATGCAATAAGGATATAAGCGTATGCTTATGTATGCGCGTAAGTAGGTAAGGCTTTCTCAAAGCGTGCTTCTAAATCTTCCACTCTTTGAAAACATTGTGCTAATAATAAACAATCAGCTAATGCCCTATGTGCATTTACATAAGGTACTCGCATAGCATTGCAAATATCTTCCAAACGCAAACGAGGAAGAGTAGCTGGCCACGTAAAATTGGCTTTAGTACATACCCATGGTTTATTTAAAATATGTTGGCCAGTAGAAAGGAGACTAATAAAGCGTTTATCAAACTCAGCATTATGGGCAACACATACCTGAGCAGAGTCAACTAATCCCATTAAAATACTATCTAGGTTGGCCAAGGAATAATTACTTTGGGTCGATTCTGGACTGATATGGTTTATATTTTGAACGGGGTTAGAATCACAAGGAAGCAATGTCGCGTAACTTTGAAGGACAGTTTTATGC